GGAAACTAGCGTTTGGTGTTACTTATGTTAGCTTATCTAATGCCTCTCTTTCTGGTGTAAATATGGGATATATAAAAGACTTTAATTTAGGTACTTATTTGGGTTTATCTAGCCCAACAATTATTGTGGTAACAGTAACATCAGGTACAAATTTTGTTTCAACTAGTAATACAACGCCAGCATTTGATGTAGGAACTTTACCTACTGGAACTTCTGTTGAGCTATCTTTACCTAGTGATGCAACTATTACTGGTAGAGGTGGTAATGGTGGATATGGCTCAAATAGTGAAGGCAATCAATCTATGGCAGGTGATTTTGGTGGAACAGGACTATATACAAGATACGCAATATCGCTAACTAATAATGGAACTATTGGTGGAGGCGGTGGAGGCGGTGGTGGTGCAGGTGGTCGTAGAGTTTATTACGCAGCTGGAAATGGCGGAGGCGGAGCTGGTGGATACCATGAAGCTATAGACTCAAACCAAATAATAGCATCAGATGGTACTACAGGATTATCTCCTGGAGCTAATGAAGCAGTATCAGCTGGTTATGGTGGAATAGGAGCTGGGCCAAGAACTGACGGAGCCACTTCCCCAAGAGCTTCAGACGGAACTATAACAACAGGTGGTGTAGGTTCTGATGATGCTGCAAATATAGGGAATAGAATAGGTGGTACAGGTGGAAATTTAGGCGTAGCTGGTTTAGCTGTTGTAGCAGCAGGAGGAGCAGCAGGTAATGCTATAGATGGTCATTCATATATAACCTATGTAACGTCAGGAACAATATCAGGAGGTCAGGTTAACTAGATGCCAACAACGAAATTACAATTCACAGAGTGGTTACCAGATCAGCCATCAAATGCAGGTAGTCTAAATGATGCTAAAAACGTTTTTCCTGTGTCAGTAGGATATTCTCCTTTTCCAAATGCGGTAGACTTTAGTGGCGCAGCATCGGAAAACTTAAACTCTGTTTACGCAGCTAAATTTGGCTCAGAAGTAGCTATCTTTGGTGGAGCAACTACTAAAATATTTAAGTTTAATGCAGCAACAGAAGCATTAGAAGATAAGTCTTTAGTAGGTGGATATTCAGGTGCTAGCAATTGGCGCTTTACACTGTTCGGAGCTGAAGTGCTGGGTGTTAATGGAACAGCCAAAGTTCAAAGGTGGACTATTGGTTCATCTACAGCATTCGCTGATTTAGCAGCGGCAGCTCCAACAGCTGAGTTTATTACTACTGTAAGAGATTTTGTGGTATGCGCGAACATAGGTAGTGATGCAAATAAAGTTCAGTGGAGTGATATAAATGACGCTACTGATTGGACACCTGGAGCAACCTCTCAATCTGACTACCAAATAATGCCTGATGGCGGAAATATTACTGGTATTACTGGTGGTGAATTTGGACTTGTATTTCTAGAAAAAGCAGTTGCTAGAATGTCATACACTGGCTCTCCTTTATTCTTTCAGTTTGATACTATATCAAGAGGACTAGGATGTATAGCAGGTGGCTCAATAGCACAATATGGTGGATTAAGTTTCTTTTTATCTGATGATGGATTTTACCAAACAGATGGTCAATCAGTTACAGGAATCGGAAATGAGAAAGTCGATAATTACTTTTTTAATGATGTATCATTGGTAGACATAGACAGCATGAGCTCATCAGCAGACCCTAAAAGAAAGATAGTTGTTTGGAATTATGCGAACAACAGTGGAGGCAGAAGCATCATTATATATAATTGGCAATTAGGTAAATGGTCAAGAGCTGATACTCTTTCAACAGTTGTTGGTGACATAGCTACAAGTGGCACAACATTAGAAGCTTTAACTTCAACCTTAGGCTATAGTGATATAGATGCTATGCCAGCTAGTTTAGACGCTAGATTATGGGTAGGTGGTAAATTCTTATTTGCTGGGGCTTTGGCTGACAAGATTGCAACATTCACAGGCTCAGAATATAATTCAGAAATTATAACAACAGACATGGAAGTTGGTTACAACTCAGTTATTACACTAGCTAGGCCTCAAATAGATAATGGTTCAGCTAACGTGTCTATAGCTAGTCGTAGAGAACTAGATGATGTAGTAGTATTTAGCCCTGAATCAATTACTTCTAGCGAAGGTAGAGCAGATTTAAGAAGTGCTGGTAGATACCATAGGCTATCTATTAAACCTACAGGTAACTGGACTACAGCTATGGCGGTGGACGTAGATATAAAACCACAGGGCAATAGATAATGTACAGAACATTAAACTATATGGGTTCTAACCCTAGAGAAGTAGCTGAAGTAGTTAACAATGCGGTTAATGGAAAAACTAATAATACTGGCTCAATTACGTTAACAGCTTCTAGTACAACTACAACTATTGCTGACGAAAGATTAGGCTTTGATAGCGTTATTTTACTATCACCACTAACATCAAATGCAGCAGCGCAATCGCCTTATGTATCTTCTAAATTAAAAGGTAGTGTAGTAATTACACACGCAAGCTCATCGAACACAGATTTAAATTTTGACTATATTATAGTGGGTTAACCGTAACCCGGAAAGTGATAAAATAGGGAGAAGAATGAAAAAGCTTTACGTTATACCGACAACACAAGTCCATAAATTTTGGCACAAAGCAATACCTCATCTTAATGAAGCTATGAAGATGGGAGACGGAGAGTACACAATTGACCAACTTAAGCTGTTAGTAACATTAGGTCAGCAACAACTACTACTTGTATTAGATGAAGACAAAAATTGTTCTGTAGCTTTTACAGTGCAATGGCAGAATTTAGGCTCTGATAGGCTATGCTATATATCTTACGTAGGTGGTAAACAGACTCAAGACAACTGGAAAGAATTTGTTGAGTGGGTGAAAATAAACGGTGGAACATCGATACAAGGTTCTACTAAATCTAAAGCAATTGTAAGGCTATGGAGAATGGCTTATAAAATGCAACCAAAATATACATTAATGGAGCTAAAATTATGATGCACGATTATTTTCCAGAACTAGACGGAAACCAATCTATTGACAACGGAAAGATGGGAAGGCAGCTTTACAAAGGCGGTGGAGGCGGAGGAAGCCAACAAACAACAAACTCTATTGACCCTGCTATTCTACCTTATATTACTTATGGGCTAGATGAGGCACAGGACTTGTACCAAGATGGAGCTCCAGCTTATTATCCTGGCCAAACTTATGTAGACCCATCAACTCAATCTACTGCCGCTATGTCTGGCATAGAAGCAAGAGCTAGCGGTGGTAGTCCCTTACTTCCTGCGGCTCAAGCGCAGCAACAATCCTCTATTGAAGGAGATTATCTCTCAGCTGGCAATCCTTACTTCTCAGCTATGATGTCAAGTGCTGCTAGACCAGCAGTAACAGAATTTAATAAAGCTATTAGAGACGTAGGCAGTAGAACAGCAGGAGCTGGTAGATATGGCTCTGGAGCTATGGGAGAGATGGAGGGAATAGCATCTAAAAACTTAGCTGACTCTTTATCAAACAGGGCATCTGAATTAGCATTTAATAACTATAGTCAAGAGCGTGGTTTTCAAAACAATGCTGTTCAAAATGCTCCTCAACTAGCACAAGCTGATTATGCAGACTTAAATCAATTAGCGAATGTAGGTAGAACACAAGAAGATTATTCTAGACAGGCTTTACAAGGCGATATTAGTAGATTTGAATATGGGGCAAATGCTCCACAACAACAATTAGGCAACTACTTATCAGCTGCTTACGGAGCGCCAGCACCTGTAAATTCGACAACAACATCTAGTGGAGGTGGTAAATAATGAAACCAATGCTAATGGGAGCTATGGTAGGAGCAGGTATGGGGCTAGCAACAGGTAAAGACCCACTTAAAAGTGCTTTAATAGGCGGAGCAACAGCAGGATTTGGTGACGCTGCAATGGGCGGGATGCAAGCGTTTGGAGGTGAAGAACTAGCAGCCGAAGCAGTAACTAGTGGTTTAGGTGGAATGCAACCAGTATCAGATGGTGTAATGGGAGCAATGAACCCAGAGACAATGAGTATGTTTACACCTGATGGAACATCAATGCTAGGCACAAACAGTAGCGGCTTACTTGGTATGGGAGATGCAATGTCTAACCAATACATGAATTCATCATTAACAAATAATCTTGGTTCTGAAGCTGTATCAAATTTAACAGTACCTAACACTGGTTTATTTGCTAATAACAATATATTCCAACAAGGTACAGACGCAATAGCTAATCAATTCAACGACCTTGAGTTAACAGGCGGAGACAAACTAGGATTAGGCTTACAAGCTTCTAATATGATAATGAAACCAAACGCTACAGAAACTGCTCCTCCTCCACCTACAGTAATACCTGGAAAACAGGCTTCATTTAGCAATGGCCCTTTAGCTATTAACGTGCCACAACCTAACTCAGTATTCGATACTGAACAACGCAAAAAATACTCTTAGTACTCTTAGAAACCGGAAAGTGATAATAATAAGGAAAAAATATGGCATTTAATTTAGACTTTTTAAAAGATATAGGTGGCACAGGAGCCAATATATTTGGAGCTGCTCCAAGCAGTTCTTTAACACAGATGAAAGAATTAGGACTGCTAGATGATGGTGCTATAGAAAAAGCAAACAATCGTTCTTTAATGAAGGGCTTATTAACAACAACCTTAGGCTACCTTGGTCAAAATAAGAATGAAGGACACGGAAATTTTATACCATATCTAGCTAGAGCTGCTGAGCAAGGTGTAGCGGCAGGGCAGGGAGAGTTTGATAAACTTGGCACAGAAGCAATGAACAATAAAAAACTGATGGACATGAAGAGAGAAATGGACAGCAGAAAACTAATGGACAAAATATATAAACCAGGAGTTATGCAAACAACTAATACTCCTACTCAAAGCATTAGTAAAATTGGTCCTGATGGACAACCAACACAAGCGCCTAGCTTTTACACGGAAGAAAAGACAGAAATGAGTCCTGCTACTGTTGACCAAGACATTTTACAAAAGCTTAAATTTACAGACCCAAATATGTACAACACTATACTTCAAGGGCAAAATCTAGAAGCTGACACTAAACTAAAAGTTGCTCAGTCATTAAATCAAAAGAAACAGCAATACTCTAGGCCAGCAACGGAGGAAGAGAATAAACAATTTGGAACTCATGATGCAGCAGGTAATCCAGCTGTATGGTATGTTAACAAAGATGGTATGCCAATCAACGTAATGGCTAGTAAAGGTACAAATGTTAATGTTAATACTGGCGGTGAGTCAACGAATAAGTTTATGGACGCTGACTTCGCTGAATATGATATATATAACACTATAGCAAGAGATGCAGAAGGTGAGATATCTAAAAACCTTGGTTATATATCCATGATAGATGATAAGCAATTAGTAACAGCTAATGCATTCCTTAGTCAAGATAACCTGGTACAAATAGCTAGGTTAAAATCAGCTTTTGGTATAGAGGATGATGGTAGCACAGAAGCTAGCATACAAAACACTGCAGCCTTTTTAAGAGATGCAGCTTTAGCCCAACTTGATGCTGGTTCAAAACTAAAAGGTCAACCATCAGACAAAGAACAAATATTATTGATGAGAGCTGCTTATGGTGACTTAAGTAAGTTTACTGCTGCTGAAGTTAGACAGATACTTGTTGGTAATGTTAGAATGAGTGAAAAAGCAATGAATGACACAAATGGCACATTAGGTAGAATGGGTGCAGATTTACAACGCAAGATTGA